TAGGCTTTTAATCAATACCGAAAACAGGCTTTTTGCGGTTGGGTCTGGAGATACCAGGAACACGCTTTATGCTTCGGACATTCTCGATCCTGCCGTATGGGACGCATCGAACAGCATCGTCGTTAACGGAGACGACGGAGATCAGATCACGGCAATCGTCCCATACTATAAAAACAGAATCATCGTTTTCAAGAAGCGCCGAGTCTTCCAGGTGGACATTCCTAGCGACGCCACGACGGCAGCCGATTGGGTTGTGTCTATTATATCAAATAACACTGGCTGCGTAGCATCCGGGACTGCAGTCCAGGTAAGTAGCGATATCCTGTTTTTATCAGACAACGGAATTCGGTCCCTGGTTCGCTCAGTTGCAGACGACTTTAGCTCGGTTGGCGTACCAATCTCGGAAGTTGTCAAAGACGTCATCCAAACCATAAACACTGACTCAATCAGAATTTCCACAGCAATTTACTACGACAATAGATATTTTCTGGCAGTTCCCACAGGATCAAATAACACCAACGATACGCTTATAGTTTACAACACTGTGCTAGGAGCATTTGAGGGTACCTGGAGCCCAAGGATAATGCAGTTTACTCTTACAAACTTTAACCAGGCCGGAACTAGGGCAATGTTTAAGAAAGTGAACGGAGTTATTGAGCAGTATGCCGGCTACAAGTCCCCCGCCGGAACAGTCTCGTCCGACTACCAGGATGCTGGGACAAACTACGAGTCCTATGTTCGCACAAAAGATTTTAATTTTGGGGATACGTTTGCTGCCAAATACGGATCGCATTTCGAGGTAATTTTTGACGACTCGTTTTCTAGCAATACTAATATCTTTATTCAAAGAGACGTCGACACTGGAGACATCAGCGTTCAGTCTGGGCTGAACATTGCGAGCTCAGTGCTGACTCTTCCGTTTGTGCTCCCTGCAACTCTTCCAGCGACAGTAAAAAAACGGATTGCAAGCGATCTTCGCAAGTACGAAAAGTGGCGCCTGTTGAATATGAAGATCTCAAGCACTGCAAACAAAATGGCGATTCGCCAAATTATTGCGGCCGCTAACCCAGACACGATCGAGATCCAGAAGGTAATATGACCGCTATAGAATATATTGAAGCGTCAGGAGTGCCGGAGGGGATGTGGCACAACCTATCTGATTGGTTTAATTGGTTTGAGAGGCAGGGCATGGTCGGCATCGTCGAGGACTCGAATGGCATCGCTGGGGTGGCGCTAGCTAGGTGTCTTAAAGAGGGCCAGAAGCCTGACCACTACGTTCATTCTGAGGATGGGGACAATGTCTTTGTAGACTTGACGATCTCATCAAAGGGTGCTATCTCCTTGAGGTGCCTGTTGCTTCTCCTTTGGGAGCGTTTTGGCATTCGTAAACGTATTACGTTTAACCGTTCTGGAAGATACAGGAGTTATGATTATATGAATTTTATGAAAAAGGCAAGGGTCTAATGGGTGGCGCACCTTCTATTCCAGCACCTCCTCCCCCGCCCGATCCGAATGCGGTGGCACAGGCTAATGCAGATGCCTATAGAATGAATGTTGATACCTATCTGGAGAAATCCCCAGAGATGGCCGCAATGGAGAATAAGCTTCGCATTCAGTATATGCCTCAACAACGTTCACTGGAACGCCAGCTATCAGCCTTAGACCAACAGGCAGGCGTGCAGGCTGGGATGCAATTAGAGCGTCAGTACGGTCCGCAACGCACCCTAGAAGGCTTACGCAGGGCCTACGAACAGAGTCCCCAGGCATACGCCCTTAACCGCGGACTTGGCGATCAGATGACCCGCCAGTTTAGCAGACTTTATGGCACATCACCTTACGCATCAGTTGAACCCAATGTTGCTTTTGCGCCTCAACAGGCTGCACCTACCGACTTCTACGGAGACATTGTCCCGAAAATCTCAAATCCGTTACTGAAATAATAATTTATGCCTCCATATATTGTTTACAAAGGTAAAATAGCTGAAATGTCACCGGAAATTGGTGATTGGAATGCAAGAACATCTGCGCAAAATAGTGCCGTAAGAGCCATTGGAATTACTGGGGTTAATTTTAGGACGCCTAATTGGTCGAGCGAATTAGCATCAAAAGGCTTAAAACTTATTGATAAAAAGGAAGATGCAGATAAATTAGTAAAAGAGTACAAAGACGAACAAGCCGCAATAGCTGCTGAAGAAAAAAGACAAAACGAGCTTGATGCAATTGCTTCCAAAATTAAAAATTTGGGTTCTAGCGGACAATATGATGTTGCGGCAGCTAAAACGCCAGCACAAAACGAAGCCATAACAGCCTTATCGGCTAAAAACAATTTTGGTTCTACCGAACTTTCGGGTAAAGTTAATTTTCAAGTATCAGATGATCAGATCGTAAACGATTACAATAATAGCAGGCTTTCAACATTAAAGTCCATTGCAGACAGGGGCAACGTTCAGATTGCTGGCATTACTGAAAGACTTAATTCAGCCCAGACTTTAATCAACCAGCTTCCAGAAGGAGATTCTAGGCGCACCTCAAGTGAGGCTTACATCAAACAACTGAAGTCAGACTTGTCCAGCGTGCAGAGTGCAGTCGTTGAAGCGGATTCCAAGATAAAAGATTTTAAGCCAATCACAATGGGATCGCCTGAAGCCGCCAGTCAAATCACTTCATTTAGAGAATATCTCCAGCTTCCAGAAGAGCGCGCCTCTCAGCAACTTTACCAGATCGATCCGGATTCTTATCGCACCGCGGTTAGTCTGGGCAGGCAGTACAGGGACATGGCGACTCAGCCACTTGAGCCCACAACCACTCCGGAAACTGAGCAACTTCGCAAGACCATTGAAGAGGAGGCGATGAACCAACTTCGGCTTGGATCTACGATCGGGGCCGAGGAGCGTCGCGGGTACGAGCAAGCAATCCGCGGAGCTCAAACTGCCCGGGGCAATATCTTTGGCCTCGGACCAGCAGTGCAGGAGGCCGCTCAGATCGGCGCAGCTGGGGAACAACGCAAGCTGGCCCGGTTTGGGGCAGCGCAACAGTTCCTTGGTTCCGGCGAAACCTCCGGCGCAGCCAGGGCTCGCGATCTCTTACTTCGTGAAGGCGTCCAGCAGAACAGGCTCGGGGCCGCGGCCGGATTCATTGCCGGAGGGCCTAGTATCGGAAACCTGGCTCAAGCAAGAACAGCACAACAGCAGGGCGCGATGCAGGGCTACATCCAGGCGAATCAAGCGCTACCTGGTGGATTTAATCAGCAGGCATCTACCGCTGCGCCTTTCTACCAAGCTGTTGATCAAAACATTCCTGTCGCCCTTACAGGCGAATTCAACAAGCTCTACAATACGCAATCTAATTACCTAGCTAATACTTATGGGGCGCAAGTTGATGCCCTATCTCGCGTTGCTGTCGCAAATTCACTTCCTAATTATCTCAGCGCTGGTGCTGACATATTTAAGGGAGTTGGATCGTTGGGCGGAACAGCAGGAATATTCGCATGCTGGGTGGCTCGCGAGGTTTATGGTGCCGACAATCCTAAGTGGCTTGAATTTAGGGAGTGGATGTTCACAAAGGCATCAGACAACTTGAGGAACTTCTATCTCGAATACGGAGAAAGAATTGCCAAGTCAATACGCAACAAACCCAAAATAAAAGCAATCATCCGGAAGTGGATGGACAGCAAGATAGGATAATATTATGGCAGACAGAATTCAAAGACCATTGGTCACAATGCCTTGGAGCGAGAAGTACTACGCGGACGCAGAAAGGGCTCAGGCTGTTGAAGATGAAGATCGTCAACTTCGCGTTGAAATGCTGAAGCAGAAACTCTATCCAGCAGACACTGCCCAAAAGGCCGCGGAAGAATTAATGCAGACCACAGACTCGGCGAGAAGGGCTGCGCTAATGCAGACTCTTTACGAGACAACTGGCACAACAACAATTCCAGGAACTAGCCTGAATGTTCCAGCCGGAACACCGGAAGAGGACCAGTATAACTATCTTGAGGGCATGATGGACAGAGTTGCCAGATACGAAAGAATGGCAGGGCTAGAAACTGATCCGATCAAGAGGGACATGAAGATGAAGACGGTCGACATGGCAAAGAAGTCCATCCAGGCCAAGGGCAAGGAATTGACCGCTGCCGATGTCGCTTTTGAAATGAATGCCACCGACGCCTATAGGCTGGCAGACGAACTTGAGGACGTAGTTAAGAAATACGGCAATTACGAAATATCAAATCCAGAAGGAAGCGCGGCCCTTCGTCAGAAACCGTATTTCCTTGCAGTGGCTTTAGCCAAGGCGCTTGACCCAGGATCTGTCGCAAGAGAAAGTGAAGTCAAATCATTCCTAGAGACGATGGCATTGGGAACAAGTCCGGTTGAGGTTCCTGGATTAGATCTGCCGATTGCTGGGCCAAGAACTGCGACGACCCTCGAAGGAATTAAGATGCTTAGGAATCGACTTGATATTAAGGCTAACGATTACAAGAGAATTTCCGGCAGGACAATTGAATTGCCAAAGAGGAACAGGGAAGACGCAACTGCTCCGGCTCAGGCACAACAGCCGTACCAGGCCCCAATGCAACAGCAATCGCAACCAATGAGTCAGTCCGGATTTGGCGGATACGATCCTCGCGCTCGAAGAGTAATCCCAAGCCGTTAGTCGGTCATGGCCGACGAAATCATCCAGGATAAACGCGAGGCGGCAAACTATCTGCTTCGCCAGTATCGCGAAAATCCTCAGTTTGAGTTCACGCAGGACGAAGCAAGGATCGTCCACGAATCGTATGAAGGTAAGGTCCGATTCGTAGATTCAAAACCAATATTTGAGGACGAGTTGACTTCTGCTGAATTCATCAGATCTCAAGACGAGTCAGATCCAAACTTTATAGCGAGTGAAGACGAGTTTCTTCTTCTAAAAAGAACCGAACCCACATTTAGTAAGAAATTTGAAACCGGGTACGAGGGCGGGAAGCAATACTTTAAAGATGCTTTTGGCAAGGCTGGGCAAGATATTGCAGAATACTACAACAAGCCTATTGAGTTTGGTGACGAAATAAAGCCCCTCGCAACGGCAGCCGAGGCGCTAGCAAGAGGCACCATGGATCTTGGCACAACAGTAGCCGGGGCGTCAAAGTTTATCGAGAAGGCACCTTACATGGCTGCCGGGGCGCTTGGTCTCCAGGCAGATTATAAATCGTACTTAAACCAAAAGACCATCGACCAGAACTATCAGATGCAGGCAGTTGACAAGATCAACGCCGAGAGAGCTCAGGGGAAAAGCATTATTGGATTGCCGAAAGAGTCGATCATGCCAGGGGTTGCAGAGGTTGGATCAATGTTCCTCGACCCTACAACATTTGCACCACTCGTCGGTCCAGGAGCTAAGGCTACATCCGCCGCGTCAAAAGCCAGCAGGGGATTAAGGGTTGGGACTAAGGTTGCTGAAGGAGTTGAAACTGGAGCTAGGGCTGTTGGGAACGTAATTGATCTTGGAGTCGAAAAGGTTGGGCAAGGCATTCAGCGCGTTTTCCCATCAGTATCAGCACCGAAGACTGCTGGAGCTATGGCTGCTGGAGCAGCTGCCGTTGGCATCCCGGGTGCATTTCCGGTCGGAGCCAAGATTGCCGCGACCAGGGCTGGAGCAGAGGTTGTAGAGAAAGGAGCCCAGGCCGCGAGGATTATGGGCGAAGAAGCAATGACAGGACCTTCTCGCATGAACCTTATGCAGAGGGTTGCCAAGAATCAGAAGAATCCGGAATGGTTGCGCCGGGCTGCGAACACATCAGTTCTATCGTCTCCAATAACTGCCAAAACTGCTGAACTTGGACTAGACGTAGGGGTTGGATCGGCAAAGGGAGCGGTCGTTGGCGCGGGATTAGGTTACGTTGGGTCCGGTGGTGAAGAAGAGGGCATTGGTGGCGGAGTGGCAATTGGATCTAGGATGGGGGCAATTGGAGGAGGATTTAGAGGCATCTCCCAACAGCCAGCTAGAAAAGCCCTGGCAAAGCAGGGTGACGTTAACAGGCTGCTTGCAAAACAGGCCGAGCTCGGGTTGGATGTAGAAAGCATTGCCAACTACGTCCGCAAGGATAATCGCCCATTCCTGGACGCCGCGACGCTCCAGATGATGGACCCCAACGTCCAAGTCGAGTTTCACAATCGTGAATCTTTTATGAAACCCGAGAATGCCGGGATCAACGCAGCGGGTGTAGTAAAAGGAGTCCCGGACAAGAGCGGAAAACTTAGGTTGCTGATAAACATGGATGACAAGAGGGCGAGCGGGGACACTGTTCGACATGAGACAGGGCACATCATAACCAAGTCTCCAATAATCAATAAATCGGAAGGTCGCATGGCAGTCATGGCAGAATATGGTCCGGAAGGTCTTCGCAAAAGAGGCAATGAGTACGCCAGAAAACTGATAGAAGGCGAACGCCAAGGCCGGGGATCTCCTACCGAAACCGAGGTTAGGGCGAAGGTGAACGAGCTTCGCGAGGGATCTCAAAGGGCAGAACCGGGGGCTGGCGACCTAGATTGGATCTCCGACGAAATTCTTGCCGAACAGTTTGTTGGAGAAACCCGAGGAAGAGATCTTGATTCTCTCAGGCGCAAAACTTTTCCGGGCACAGATCTGCTCTCGCTTCAAGAAGGATACCTAGCTCCTGTCGGAAGATTCCTTGCTAGGTTTGGGATCGACACGACAGGGCCCAAGCCGACGAACATTGACACACTTTTTAAAGACAATCCGCTGGTCCCATCGAAGCAGTTGCGCGAGCTAACGACAAGATGGTTCCGGGACCGCGACAAGTATCTTGACGGACTAGAGAAGGCAGAGAAGCAGAAGGACGTGACGCTAGTCCCTGGGCCAGGGAACAGAAACCTGGCGAACAATCCGGCAGTCAAGTTTACTCGCAACAGAAAGACTAATCTCGAGGAAAACGATTTTGCCATCAAATTCCCTGACGGCACCGTCCGAGCCAAGGACCCGGCATCGATCCTGGCAGTTGACAAGGCCCGGGTGGCGGACGTTGAACGCCTCTACAATCCTGACGCTGTCCTTGAGCGTGGGAGCCCCGAGTTTGGCGTCAAAATTCAGTCCGATGGCAAACCATACGTCGGAGGCAATACCCTCCCAGAGGGATTCTTTAACCTCGACAGTTTTAATGATTTTACAAAGGAAGTAGCCAAGGCCCTCCAAGACAGTCGCCAGGAAGGTAAGACATATTCTGTCTGGTACCAAAAGGTCGGCACAGGCGAGGATGGTAGCTGGGTTCAGTCTGTTAAGCGCGGACTAGGCAACATTAAGGTTGGGCAGTCCGAGATCGCGTTCCTAGGTTGGCGCCTGTCCAAGGCCGGGAACATTCTTGCCCAGGCAGTTGACATATCTGCTCTTCGCGGTCGCATGCTTGATTTTGCTAGGAGTGGCAAGGGCCGGATCAACGAGGTGTGGGGCGGAGATCTGGCATCCTACGAGAAGGACGTCATGCAGTACCTGAACAACCATGCCAATGAAAGGCCCGGGGAGACAGGGATCGGAATCGATAAGCGCAACGCGATCAACTATCTATTCGGAATCACAAACATTGCTAACAGGAATGCCAACCCCATGTACGCAACCGAAGGGCGCCCCCCGGGGAGCCTGGTCAAATCCTATCGTCTGGACCGCATTGCCAACTCTCGCGATACCGGGCGCACAGGATTCTTCTTTGACTACCAGAAGCAGGCCGCGAATTTGGCCCCGGGAGAGAAGTTTGCTCCGGCGGAGGCTCCAGCAAAAACTCCCTTAACCGACGAAGAGTTTACCGCAACGCTTCGTAAGGCAGCTGGCGATCCAGAGAAAAACCTTAACCTTCGGCTTGCAAGGCGAGAAGGTACAGGAGTGGCAAAGAACAAACTCACTGAATTCACTACGAGGGATGGGAAACCAATTGTAATTGGATCTAGCGCTGAAGATGGTGGTAAACCATTTTCTGCTTGGCAACGAGAAACAAACGCATGGTT